TCAGCAATCTGAGTTAAGTATTGAAGCAGAAAGAAACATCTTATCTAAGCAAGATGTTATGTCTGTTGACTACCATACTGCATATCACGTTATGGGTACTAAGTGGACAAATGCTGGTGATAACCCTGCTAACTCAGCACTTAGAACAGGATCTAACTGGGGTGTAACTTATGATATTGACCAGATTCCTATGGTTGAAATCTTTGTAAATACACCATTATCTAATGCCCTAAAGTCTTAATTTATATTAAGATTAAATTGTGGTCATCAAACCTCATCAATTATTGGTGGGGTTTTTTCTTTACGCTACAATAAAACTAAATTACTTTATAAATCGTGGCAGCTACAATAAATGCAACTATAAAAAGTGAAACTGCCAATAGCTATGTCACATTGGCAGAAGCTAATACATATTTTGAAACTGTACCAGACTCAAGTACTTGGACAAATAAAACAGACGATCAGAAAAATAGATCACTGATAGCTGCTACAAGATGGATTGATACTTTTGTATTTCAAGGAGATAGATGTGACGAAGATCAGGCATTAAAGTTTCCAAGAACAAATTATCAAGTAGATAGAGTTGAGTTAAGTTGTTCAACTATTCCAAACAATATTAAATATGCACAATATGAACTAGCTAGAGCTTTAGCAAACGATACGGGAGCAATAACAGGAACTACTGGTAAAGATGGTAATTTTTCTGAAGTAAAATTAGGAGATCTTCAAGTTAAATATAATACCGATAGTCAGGGAACTGGATCTATAAATAACATTTTAGATGTATACCCGTGGCTCCAAAGTTACCTTGGAGCGTATATGTTAGGTGGAGCAGGAAGTTTTCAAATGAGGGTAGTTAGAGGATAATGGCAGGTCAATTAGATTCATTATTTAAAAATGTTGCTAAACAAGTTGTAGCTGATTTAAGTTCTTCTTTTGATTCTTCTATTGTCTACATAAAAAAAGCATCTAGTAGTTATAACACAAGTACAGGAGTATTTACTACAACTGATACAAGTTATAGTATAAAAGCACCAATTGAATTTATAAGATCAAGTGAAGATGATAACAGAGAAATAAGACAGGCAAAAATTTATATTACACCTGATTTGATTGGTAATAATCAACCAAATTTTGAAGATGAAGTTTCATTTAGTTATGCTGGTGAAACAGTTACAGGAATAATTACAGATATTGATACTAAACAAGGTGGTCAAACTTATCTGTTTACATTGTTTGTGAGGTTCTAATGGCAAGAGAACAAGAATTTAATGCAGATAAAGTTTTTAACAATCAAGTAAATCAGTTAGATGCTGATTTTGCTCAAGCTATAAGAGATATACATGATGGGTTAAGTTCAGAAACTGGTAGTCCTGTTTATACTGGTTTTTTAGCATCTAGTTGGAAAGTAAGAAGAACTCCAATAGATCAGACAGATGCTAGAGAAGATTTTGAACCTTGGGCATCAATAAAAAGAGAACATGATTTACCAAAAGGTGGAGAAGGTTGGAAACCAGCAGGTTCAAGACCTGATAATCCAGTAATTGATCCTCGTTTTCCTGTTGGTACTGACTACAAATTTAGAGATGCAAATATTTATATTGGAAACGCTGCTGAATATGCAGGTTATGCTTCAGAAAATCCTGTAATTGCAGAATTTGTTCAAGGTGAAGCAGGTAAAATTATTAAAGATAATATGAGAGAGAAAGGTAAGATATTTATAGGAGCTAAACCTTCTGGAGGTTTCGGTAAATCAAAACCTGGATCTGGTTTACGTTACATCGAACCTAATTAATTATGACTTTAGTAAATGTAAGAGCAGCTTTTGAAAAAGCAGTTACTGATCAAGTAATTAATAATGATCCGACTGTAAAAATGGTTTATGATAATGTGCCATTTAAAGAACCTGGCAAAACTGTAAAGTACATAGTTATGACTATAAATTTTACTCAATCTACTATTCAGAATCAGGGTATTTCTTCTGATTATTATTCTGGTGTAATTCAATGTAATATTTATGTTCCTAAAAATAAAGGAACATCTGTAGTTTCCAGTATTTGTGAAAATGTTATAGATGGTTTAACTTCTGTTAATGGCTCTAGTTATACAGATACTTTTAGTTGTTCTCCAAGAGTTGCTGATGTAAATGGTCCAAATATGTTACAGATAGAAGATCGTAGTCATTTTATTGGAATTATTTCTTGTCAATTTACCGCAAATGCTTAATATAAGTATAATATAAATATTATATTAAAATACTATGGAAGCGATTGAACTCCTCAGAAACAAATTTGGTGTTAGCCAAAAATATAAATATGAATTAAAAGATGGAGAAAAAACAGTATTAGAAGTGTATTGGCATCCATTGACTATTGCAGAAAGAGAATCAATTCTTGCAAAATCAAAAGGAGATGATGGTAATGAATTTGCTTTGAATCTTATGATTGAAAAAGCACTAGATGTTGATGGTAAAAGAATATTTCAAGATGGTCATAAAGCATCATTAAGAAGAGAAGTAAATGCAAGTGTTTTACAGGAAATACAAGTTGCAATGATGACATCTGGTGATGAATTAAAAGTGGAGGAAGCGAAAGCAGCATTAAAAAGCTAATAGAGATTGGTATTTTATGTTTTTCTTAGCTAAAGAGTTAGGAATGACAATAAAACAACTTACAGAAAATTTAACAAAAGAAGAGTTAGTAGCTTGGGCAGGTTTTTTTGAGTTAAAACATGAGGAAGAAGAAAAATATAAAGAACAAGTACAAAAAAAACAAGCCATGAAACCCAGAAGGCGGTAATATAGAAGTAATTTATTGGGTCGAGTAAATGGCAGCGGAGTACGGAATTAATATTAATGTCAGGACTAAAGACGAACAATTAAAAAAATTACAAAAAAATCTAACTGCTGCTGATCGTCAAGTTGCATCTTTAACTAAGCAACTTGATAATTTATCAAAGAAAACTGGAAAAGGTCCAGGATCTGGTGGTCCTTTTTCTAACGCTGCAATTGCAAAAACAAAGGAACTTGCAGAAGCTACAAAACTTGCTCAACATAATTTTGAAAAATATACCAGAGGTGTATTAAATTCTGAATCTGCAAACAGAAAAGGTATTACATCTACAAGAGAATTAGCAGCAAGAATGAAAGATGTTGCTGCTTCTGCTGGTATTACAAGTGAAAAGTTTGAATTATTTACGCAAGGTGCTACTAAATTTAATTTTTCTGCACAAATAAAATCCTTACAAAGATTTAACGAAAGTGCAAAAATAACAGCTTCTACATTTGGTGCAATGAGTTCTGGGAATGTTCCTGGAATTGCTGGTTTTAGCAATACAAATTTAGACACATTATTAAATTTTACTCCTGCTAATACTGTTAATGCTATTGAAAGATATTTAGATACTTTGACGATGGTAAGAAAAGATTTAGATTTTACTGAAGGAGATTTTAAGGATGTAACAGCAAGAATAAAAGAAATGAATGCGGAGTTGAAAAAACAACGTGATTTAATGAAATCAGATACTCCAGCTAGACAAAGAAGAGATCCATTATTAAGAAGAAGAAGAGTTGATGAAGCAGAAAGATTGCGAAATAGTTTAGGTGGTCGTATAAGAGGATTTACAAGAGGTAGAACAAATGCTGATCAAAGAATAAGAGGTCAGGTTGCTTCAAGTGCATTAATTGGTGGAGCTTTTCCTCTGTTATTCGGACAAGGTGGTGGAGCAGCTTTAGGTGGTTTTGCAGGTGGTGCAGGTGGTGGATTACTTGGTGGTCAGTTTGGTTTTGCTTTGTCCTTAGTAGGTACACAACTTGGATCTTTAGTTGATACAACCATTGGAAAAGTTAGTGAATTAGGTCAAGCATTTGGAAAGTTTAATCAAGACACAACTAAAATTGTTGAGACTTTAGGTGAAAGCAATACAAGAATTGGTAGAAATATTGAGTTATTAGAAAAAGCTAGAGGTAAACAGGCTGCTTTTGATGAGGCAGTAAGACAAACAACAATAATATTGGGAGAAAATACAACTAAAAATCTTAAAAAGTTTGGAGAAGATACTGCAGAAATATCATCTAATATTGCAAAAATAGGTATACAGTTCTTAGGTGTTTTAGCAGATATAAATGAAAGACTAGGTATTACAAAAACTTTAGCTGCATTATTGCCAGGATCAGAAGGTAGAAGATTGCAAGATGTTATAAATAATAATGGATTTAGTCAGTTAGATTTTAGTCCTGTTGGAAAAAAAACAGGCATGAGACCAGAAGATATAGCAAATTTTTTAAGTAAATATGAACAAGCAAGAGGTGATCTTGGTGCTCAGTTAAGATTGTCAAGAATTTTTGGTGTTGATAGTGTAAAAGATGTAAGAGCAGATGCAAAAGATTTATTAGAACTTAGCAATGCAATGATGAGTGCTCGTCTTGCAATGGAAATATTAAATAAAGAAGAACTAAAAAATATAAAAATAAATGAAACAAAAGGCTACTTAAATCGTCAAAGTATAAGAAATACAGAATTATTGAATCAAAAAATGAAAGAATTTAAAGAATTAACAGGAGAAGATGCAAGTCCAGAACAAATAGAAACATTCAAAAAAATTATTGCTGCGACTACTGCTTTAGCTGATTCATTAACTGTCGTTAATAATGAAATTGAAACTCTTGATAAAAAATTAATTGAATTAAATAGTGTTGGACAAACAGTAGTTACATTAAGCAGAACATTAGGCTCATCATTTCAAGAATCCTTTAAAGGAATTGTTAAAGGAACTATGTCTGTAAGCGAAGCGTTTGCAAATATGTTTAATAGAATTGCAGATGCATTTCTTGATATGGCTGCTCAAATGCTTGCTTTTCGGTTTGCAAGAGGTTTTTTAAATTTATTTACCTTTGATCCTACTTATGGTACAGGTATGCCTTCAAATCCTAAGTATAAAGGAGCTATGGCAGAAGGTGGGCCTGTAAAAGGTGGAAGTAGTTATTTAGTAGGAGAACGAGGCCCAGAAATGTTCACTCCAGGTGTATCAGGAATGATTACACCAAATCATGCTATGGGTGGTTCTACAAATGTTACTGTTAACGTAGATGCTTCTGGATCGTCTGTTGAAGGAGATGAAGCCCAAGCACAGCAGTTAGGACAGGCTATATCGCAAGCAATTCAAGCAGAATTAATACAACAACAAAGACCAGGAGGGTTATTATATAGTTAATGGCTAATCCACTTCCTTTAACAACAGCAAGTACAGCTTTTGTACCAACGTACAATTTTAGAAAGTCAAACGCACCAAAAACCCGTGTTGTTTCTTTTGGTGATGGTTATGAACACCGAATTTCTTTCGGCTTAAATCAAAATGCAAAAATATTTGATCTTACTTTTGAAGTAAGCGAAGCTGATGCTGATATATTAACTAACTTCTTTGACACTATCGCTGTTAATGGAAGAAATTTTAGTTATACAGTTCCAGGAGAAAGCAGTATGATTTTTGTTGTTGAAGGTGGTTACAACAAGACTGTGCCCTACTTAAATAGAGCAACAGTGCAGGTTACATTTAGACAAGTATTTGAACCAGAATCTTAATGCCAGTTCCAGTTTCCAGTTTACAATCTGTTAATCCTAGCCCGATTATAGAGTTATTTGAGCTTACATTAGATCCAATTTTACATGGCACTGATAATATACAAGATCAGTTAGGGAATGATGTTCAGACGATTAGATTTCACAACAACACTAAAGATACAACAGATCAAGATAGTATTGTATGGAACGGAAATACATATTACAGGATGCCTATAGAGGCAACTGGTTTTAAATATGACCCAAAACAGTTACCAAGACCTACTTTAACTATTAGTAATTTAGCCATAATTGCATTAAATATCGGTAATATGTCTAATGTATTAGCTGCGGTCAATGGTGAGACTTTTGCCAATGATCTTGTTGGAGCTACTTTAAAAAGAAGAAGAACTCTTGCTGAATTTTTACCGAATAGTAATTTTACAGGAAATAGTAATCCATACGGAACACCTGACAGTTCACAAGAGTTTCCTATTGAAGAATTTGAAATAGCTAGAAAATCAGTTGAAACAAGAAATATTGTTTCTTTTGAATTAGCTGCTGCGATAGATAATTTTAATGTAAAGCTACCAAAGCGACAGTTTTTACCTGGTGAGTTTCCTGGTATTGGAGATTTTTATAGTTGATTTATTGGCAGAAGAAAGTTATTGAAGATGCTTTGAAAGAAAGCCCAAAAGAAATTTGTGGGTTGTTAGTAAATATAAAGGGTAAATTAGTCTATAAAAAATGTAGAAATCTAGCACAGATACCAACAGATCAATTTATATTAAGTCCAACTGATTATGCTGATATAGAAGATGAATACGGTAATGATGCAATACAAGGTATAGTTCATTCACATCCCACTACAAGTGCCTTTGCAAGTCCAGCAGATCGAGTGTCCGCAGCGAGAACTAATAAACACTGGTACATTGTTAATCCACATACTGAAGAGTGGTATGATTTTATTCCAAAAGAATATAAAGAATCATTATTAGGTAGACCGTGGACTTGGGAATATACAAATTGTTGGCAACTTATTAGGGAATTTTATAAAGCAGAGTTAAATATTAATCTTATTGATTTTGAAAAGCCTGATGATCCAGAAGATTTTGCTTTTAATCCTACATTTATGAATAGTTATAAAAAGGCTGGCTTTAGAGCTTTAGACGATGACGAGCAAATAAAGGTATATGACTGTCCGTTAATGTCTTTTTCGGGAGATCAATTTAATCATGTTGGTGTCTTATGTGAAAATAATATGTTGCTTCATCATCCACAAGGCAGATTATCTTGTAAAGAAGAGTACAATAGGTATTATAGAAGCATTACAGGTAAGATTTTCCGATATGTTGGACTGCCCTCGTAAAATTAAATTATATGGGGACTTGGCTGAGTTTGTAGGCGTTAAAGAGATTGAAACTGAAGTTCATACAGTTGCAGATGCGGTTAGATGTTTAATTGGTAATTATCCACAGGCAGAAAATTATATGATGGATAAAACTTATAAAGTTTTAGTAAATGAAAAACCAAGAACATTAGAAGAAATACATTTTCCTACTGGTCAGTCTGACATTAAAATAATACCTGTTATTAGTGGTCAGGGAAGAGGGTTCGGTAAAATAATATTAGGTGCTGCATTATTAGTGGGTGCATTTTTTATGCCAGCAGCAGCAGGTAATTTAACTTTAATGGAAGGAATAAAAGCAGGATCTTTAGCAAAGGTTGGACTTTTAACTAAAGCTATGGCTTATGTTGGTTCAAGTTTAATTTTATATGGTGTTGCAGAGTTGCTAACACCACTTCCAGAAGCTCCTACTGAAGAAACACCAAATAGTTTTCAATTTAATAGTCCTATAAATACTAGCGTTGCAGGGCTGCCTGTTCCTATATTATATGGAGAGCGTATGGTTGGATCTGTGGTAATTTCTGCTGGAATTGACGTAATTAACAACTGATGGAAGAAAAAGATTTAGACATTATTAGTGGTAGTGGTGGTGGTAAGAGCAGCAGTCCATCAACTGCTGACGATAATTTAGATAGTCTTGCAACTGTTAAGATTTTAGATGCTATTTGTGAAGGAACTATAGAGGGCTTTCCTTCAGCCAGAGATGCAAACCTAGCCTTTGGATCGTCTAACTATAATAAATTTGCCTTAAAAGATATTTATTTAGATGACACACCAGTAGTTGATGAAACGGCAAAATTTAATACAGAGACCAGTGAATTTGAAGATGATGATATAAATTTTGAAAACGTAAGCATTAATTCAAGAGTTGGTACTAATAATCAAACCTTTATGACAGGTTTTAGAGCAACAAGAGAAGAGATTACTGTTAATAGTGGAAATATACAAAAGGCTGACCCAAATGTAGGAGTTTCAAGGAATTTTAATATTGCTGATTTTCCTCTTGCAGATCAAATAAAAGTAATTATTAACGTACCAGCGTTACAAGTATTTGAGGATGATGGAGATATTGTAGGAACACAAGTCTTTTTTAGAATTGAATACAGAATAGATGGTGGTAGTAATCCTAATACTGAATTTGTTAGTGCTTTTCCTGACAATCAACCTCCACATGATGACGCAGAATTAGGAGATGTAGGTATTGCTGGCAGAACTGGCGATCCATACCAAAGACAATTTAGGTTTAAAGTGCCAGATAATTACCAGGGAGCAACAACTTTTAACTTGAGAGTTATAAGAAAAACAGATAACTCTACAACAAAAATACAAAATGATATTCAATGGTTTTCATATCAAATACTTGATTTTGATAAAAAGAGTTATCCAGATACAGCGTTAGTAGGATTTGAAGCATCAAGTGAAGATTTTAGTTCAATACCAAGACGTTATTACAGGTTAAGAGGAACAAAGGTGGCTGTTCCAAAAAATGTTTATACAGACAATAATAATCCTACAGATGCACAAAGACCTGGGAGACTTGTTTATAATCCTTCTGCAACATGGCCTGGTGGTAATTCTTTAACTGCTAATGGTACGTTAAGAGGAAGCTGGCAAAGACTTTATACAAACGATCCAGCGTTCTGCCTCTACGATTTACTTGTTAATACTCGATATGGACTGTCAATACCAGAAACAGCTTTAGATGAATATAGTTTTTGGAATATAAGTAAATACAATAATGAGCTTGTATCAAATCAACGTGACGATGGTGGTACTAAAAATGGCACTTGGACATTAACTGCAAACAGATCTTTTTGTGTTGTCGTTTGTACTGTGGCACATAATTATCAAACTAATGACTTAGTTGAAATTACGTTCACATCTACATCAGATCCAGGAAATGCAGCACCAGCAACTTTGAATACTCCTGTAGTTTTTAAAATCATAAGAACAGGTAATAGAAGATTTCAAGCTTTAAATGTTACGTCAAGTAGTACCAATATGAATGGAAATTGTTCTTTTAATGAAGTCGGACAAGAGGCAAGATTTTCATTTAATGAATATATAAAGGATTCTTTAAGATCGTATGACTTGATTAATGCTATCTGTAGCAATATGCGTGTAATGCCATATTGGTCTGCTGGTACTTTATTTTTATCACAGGATAAACCAGCACCACAGGTAAATGGAGGAGTTTACAATGCAAGTGAAGATGTTTTACCAGCTTATATTTTTACTAATGCAAATGTTATAGAGGGTAATTTTACATACGAGGGGAGTGATATAAAAAGTAGATCTACATTAGTGATAGCAAAATATTATGACAATAATCAAAGAAAAATATCTTATGAGCAATTTCCAGAACCAGATGTAATTGCAAATACAACAATAGGAGATCCAAGTGCAGGTACAGGTGCTAATCCACCTAGGGATGAGACTATTGCAAAATATGGAATAGTTAAAAAAGAAATACAGGCTTTTGGTTGTACAAGTTCTGGTCAAGCACACAGACTTGCCAAATGGACTAGAGAATCCGAACAATTATTAACTGAAACTGTCACTTTTCAAGTTTCTATTGAAACAGGAGTTATGGTAAGGCCAGGTCAAGTAATAGCTATAAATGATGAAGTAAAAACTGGGACAAGAAGAGGCGGAAGAATATTCGGAGTTAGTGGTACGAACCAAATAACAGTTGATGATGCAAGTGCATCTAATTTACCTGCTGATTCTGTTAGTTATACAAGAACATTAAATGTATTAATGCCAGATGGCAGTGTAAGTAAAAAATCTGTTAGCAGCATTTCTGGTGCAAATATAACAGTAACAGGTAATTTTCAAACTGCTGATGGAACTGATGCAGCACCTAATGTCATGTCCACTTGGATTCTTGAGACATCAGGAGGCACTGCTGCACAAAATTTACAAAATCAGTTATATAGAGTTTTACTTGTTACTGAAGAGGAAAAATTTATTTATAAAGTAACTGCTCTTTTATATAATCACAGTATTTATGCTTCGGTTGAAACTGGTAGTCTTGTTAAATTTAGAGATGCTTCAAACCTTGATGTAAAACCTAAAAAAACATCTGCTGCTTCATTTACTGAAAGGTTGTATAAAGATTCTATACATAATGCAAATAATAATTCAAACAAGATAAAAATAAGATCAAAATTAATTATTCAATGGAAACAAGTTGAAGATGTAAGCAAGTTTTTATTAAGAATAAATGTCAATGGAACTGAAAGGACAGAAGAAGTACAGGGATTAAGTTTTGAAATTTTAAATGTACAACCTAATAAAAATTTTACTGTAAAAATATTTTCCATAGGTAATGCAAGCGGAAAATTATCCAGACCAAGAACTATTAGTACTACAACAGTAGGTCAAACAGAACCACCTAATGATGTAAGTTCAAGCGGATATAGTGTTACAGCAAATGGAACGACAGCACCAAATTTAGTTTCTTTTAATGAAAATGAACCAAATCCTAGTTTTACAAGTAGTTCTGATAGTTCTGCTGTGAAAGTACAATTTAAAGATTTAGATATTGCTTTTTATGAGATACAAAAATCAAATACAAGTTTAACAACAGCACAGATAAATGCACTTTTTGGAAGTAAAGATGCAGCTTTTGTTGGTAGACCAACATCACCTGATTTTATAACTAAAGATTTTTTAACTGAAAATCATACATATTACATAAAAGCTAGAGATAGAGGTGGTAGATATAGTGTTAATGCAACCTCTACTGTATTTAACTATGTTGCTCCATCAACACCAAGAAGACGAAATAACTTTCCAAAATTACAAAATGGGCATATAGTTTTAAATTGGCTTGAGCCTAGTACAGTTGGTTCCTATGCAATAAAACACTATGTTGTCACTGATGAGACTGATACAGATATAATTCTTAAAAATGATATTACTACTTACAGAACTCCGCTAACTTATGCTGGTTCATCAAAAACTTTTACAATAACTGCGGTTAATTTTGCTGGTGGTCAAGGTGCAACTTTAACTTATATTGCTAATGTGCCAATGCCTTCATTTCCAACAGGTGCATCAATAAAAGTAAAAATAACTTTAGATAATATTATTCTGAAATGGCCTAAAGTATTAAATCCTAATCCAAGCTATAACTCAACTACTAATGTGCAAACTACAAAAATTCCAAATGTCATAGGGTATAAGGTAACAACAAGTTATGCTGATGCAACTTTGGATGGTGAGGAAAATATATTTTCAGTAATTGTCAAAGGAACAAGTTTAAAAGTTCCTATTTCTGCTGCAAATATTAACAGAAATAATAGTAACACCACAATTTCAAGAACTTTTACAGTAAATCCTGTTTATGAAAGGGCAGATTTTCCAGATGAAGGTGTAATTTCAAGTTCTCAACTTACAAAATCAGTAGATTTTACAAAACCACCAGCACCATCATTTAAAACGCCAGCATTTTTCTTTATAGGTAATCAGGTAAGGATCAGCTGGGACGAAGCTACTGGCACTTTTAAAACTATAAAATACGGTATTTATAATAATTCTAATCAATTACTTTTTGAAACTGATGCAACAGCGATAACTATAGATGTTGATTTTGCAAAAAATAATACCAACATGAGCAAAAATTTTAAGATTGCTGCATTAGATTCTGGTTATGTAAATGAATCACAACAATTTATAAAAGATAGATTTAGAGGTCTTTTTGCAACACAAACAGTAACAGTAACACCGATCAATCCACCGTCTAACGGTGCATACACATTAGGTAGTGAAGGTGGGCAAGGTTTTGTTACCATCAGCTTTACACCTCCAACAGTAAACAATCAATCTAATTTAGGTTTAAAAGATTACAAAATAACAAGATCAACTTCCAATACTTTTAGTGGAGTTACTAATGGAAACACTGATTTAGTAGTATTCTCTGATGCAGAGGCTTTTAAAGAAGAAGTAAGTTGGACTATTAATCAAGGCCAAAGATATTATTATATTCAAACAAGAGATATGAATAATAACGTATCAACAACAGCATTACAAATTTATGCTTTTATTGCTGCTCCAACAAAACCTGTAACATCTGGAACTATTGAAGTTATAGATAATAATGTTCTTTTACGTTGGGCAGCTGGAACGTTAGATCCTTCAAATCAACTTAAAATTGCTACTTTTGAAATTAGAAAACATAGATCATCAGCTTCAGATACAACTGATTTTGATACTGCTGAAGTTATAGGTAGAATTGATGGTATTTTTAATGTTGTTTTTGAATCAAGAGCAGATACTTACACTTATCATATTGCTGCTGTGGACACTGCTGGTAATATTGGCCCTTCTTTACAATCTGAACAAACTGTATCACAACCACCTGATTTCATTTTAAATGCTAACTATGACAGTGTTTATAGAACTGCTTTTGGGACATATTCGCAATCAGGCACCACTGTAACTGTTACTTTAACGGATCATAGATTCTCAGTTGGTGATGAGGTGACTTTATTCCCCACAAGTGGTAATGCTGTTGGTGATTTGCTTGTTCTAAGAATAATTACCTCAGTAACAAACGCTAATACTTTTGTGACCACTTCATCTGTGTCAAAAACTGCAAGTGGTAATGTAACTGTAAAAACAATTACTGGGCTAACAGAACCACAAGAAATTGATGCTGTATCTTTCTCAAATGCTTTTAGAGTATTTGATGAAGATTTAAATAAACACGTTTTATATTTACCAGTAAATACTACAGAAACATGGTCTGAACACTTTATTGGTACAGGTTCTAGTTCTAGTCCACAATTTAATAATATGAACGCTTTAATAACAGCAAATCCTACAAATACACATTATCTAGAACCTGCTCCGTCAACAGGTCATTTTATAGAAGATTTTGACTATGGTGCTACTTTAGCGTCAACAAAAATTACCGCTACTCAGTTTGGAGTAGGTTTAGGTTCTGGATCTTTACAGCATCAAGGCACTATTAACATTGGTGGTAATGATAGTGGTTCATTTACAACAGACGGTATAGTGCAAGATGGCACAAGTTTTTCTAGATTTGCTACTTCGTTTAGAAGAGTGCGTTACAAAACAATAGTAAATTCTACAAATGGAAAATATAGAAAAATAAATAGACAGAATTTAAAAATCGACACTAAAATTCTTAACGATACTGGTATTGGAACAGCAAATGCCAGTGATAGCGGTGGAACTCAGGTCAATTTCAATGTTACTTTTGTTGATGTTCAAGGTATATCAGTTACACCAAACACAATTAACGTGTCAGATGATACTTCTGTTAACAAAAAAATTATTGCAGTAGTTGATTTTCTAGACGCACCAAACCCTACTGGTTTTAAGGTTTATTTGTTCAACATATCAGGAACTAGAGTTAGTGGGGACTTTACTTGGCAATGCCGTGGAACGTAGTATTATTAAAGAAAACAGTTAAATGGCAGTCAATTTTAATTTACCTACAGTTGCGACAACATATACTGATTTCCCCGCACAGGTAATTGAAAATATTGACGCAGCTTTACAACAGTTATCAGTAGGTTTACCAACTACTAACCCAAGTGCAGCAAATGTTCCCACAGGTGCAATTAGATGGGATAGTGGTTTGAATAGGTGGAGAAAATGGAATGGAAGTGCTTATGAAGATTTAACAGACACTTATAATTTAGAAGCAAATTTAGATGTAAATAGGCTTACTTTAAGTGACAACGATCAAATTCGGCTTGGTAATTCCCAAGATTTATTAATTTTTCATTCGGGTAGTAATTCTCATATTAGAGATAATGGCACTGGTAATTTATTACTCCAAGGAAGTCAAGTAAATATACAAAGTGCAAATGGTGGCGAGAATATGGCTAGTTTTACTGTTAACAATGCTGCTACTTTATTCCATAATAATATTGCTCGTATTGCCACTACAAGCTCTGGTGCTGATATAACAGGCTCATTAACAGCAACCAACAATATGTTTGTAGAAGGCGGAACCTTGAGTCTTAAGAAGCAGGGTGATTCAAATTCTATAGAAGTTGGAGCAGGGCAAACAGGCAATCATTTTGCTTTTATAGATTTTATAGGAGACACTAATTATACAGATTATGGCTTGAGACTTATAAGAGGTGTGGCGGGTTCTCAAGGCCAAAATACTGACAGTACATTATTTCACAGAGGGACGGGTACTCTTGGTCTTGTTTGTCAAGATGGTGGAAAAATAGCATTTAAAACCAATGGTTCAGCAAGACAATTTATAAATGAATCGGGACAAATTTCTTTTGGTAGCACTAACCCTCAACAAAAATTTGATTTTGCAGATGGTGGTACTCCGCAAATGATAATTAGATCATCTGCTGCAAGTAGCCAAGATGCAATCCTTACGTTAAGAGGTTCCAGAACTAATGCAAGTACTATTGACAAAATTTTATTTCAAACAAATGACATTGGTGGGGGTAATTATGCTGCTGGATCTTTATTGGCAAGTATTCAAAGTGGAAAATTAAGTAATCTAACAACTTTAGGCTTTATTGATTTAAAAACTTGTCAGTCATCACCCACAGGAGGTGCTTTAGGTAGCACAGATACAACTGTCATGCGACTCACAAATACAGGAAGCGTTGGAATCGGTACTACAACTGCAACCGCTTTGCTTACTTTGGCCTCAACCTCGCCAAGAGTTGTTATGACTGATACAAACACAGGTGCGGATCATAGATTAAATGCCGACTCAGGTGTTGGAAATTTTGCTATTGATGTTGACTTAAATGCTGAAATAAGTGATCCATCTTTTATTGTAAATTTAAAAGGAACTGAAAAATTACGATTAAAAAGTAATGGCCGTCTGGGTATAGGGACTACGTCGCCTGACTGTAATTTACATGTATTTAAAAATTCTGCTGGCAGTGTATCTGCTGATAATAATGCTGTATTAGCAATAGAAAATAATAATCATTGTGTATTTAATATGATTTCTCCTAATAATAGAAGCTGTTACATAATGATGGGTGATCCTCAAGATATAAGTGCAGGGCAGATTAGATATGATAACAATTCAAATCAACTTCTTATAGATGTAAATGGGTCAGAGGCAGCTAGATTTGGCTCTAATCGTTTTTTTGGTATTCATACTGGAACTGTAGATTTACCACTTCATGTGAAACAAACATCACAAACCAGTGGTGCTATTAGGATTGAAGATGCGGACGCAGGGGCTAGACATACTGATTTCAATATTAGTGGTGCAACAACAACAATTTTATCAAGAAGTAATAATAGTCATGGCAGAGTGCTTTTTCAAAGTACAAATGGCAGTAATACAGTTGAAAACTTAAGATTACATGACAATGGTTTAGGTGTTGCAATTGGAACAACGGCTGCTACAGCTAGTGTAAAATTAAATGTTTTTGGTGGAAGAATCGACTGTGATAGTCAAATTAGGGCTGGTGTTGGAGGTGGTGGTGTTGCTTTAACAACCAATGATGGCGGAGGTAACAGTAATTTATGTTTTAACCATGCTAATAATACCCCAGAACAAAATGGTACATCAGGGAGAATAAGTGTAAATGCAGACAGCACAGGTGGTACTGCAACAATGTCTTTTGGATTAGTTCACAACGCAAGTAATGGCACTTCCGTTGGTGTATCTGAAGTCATGCAACTCAGGAGAGGCACACAGGCAAATTTAGGTGGTTCTGGAAATACATTACGAGGACAGATTATTTTAAACACAGCAAATACGTCATTTCCCACTGTAACTTTTAGCGGAGATACAGATACAGGAATAAGTAGAAGTTCTGGCAATCAAATATCAGTTATTACTGGTGGCACAGAAAGGTTCAGAATTAATAATAATGGAGTAGATGTAAGATCAGGTTCGGCAACGGCTGTAAATACTGCAAAAGCATGGATACATTTAGACGGTAGTGGTGCTATCAATAGAAGAAGGCATTTTAATGTTGATAGTGTTTCAGATTTAGGAACTGGAAACTATCGGATAAATTGGGACAATGACTTCCCTAATCAATATTACGTTGTTTGTTTTGGTCAAAGTTTACAACCTAATAATGGCTCAACTCATGGTGGTCTTAAAGTTACAGCACAAACTACAAGTAGAATAGATGTCTTAAATTGTAGAGATGAAAACAGCAGTGATAGAGTTGATAAAGATATGGTTTCAGTTGCAGCTTTTTCATAGACATATTAAAATAAATAAAAAACCATGTCCGTTTTAGATAAAAGAATTGTTTATGTAGAAGATGATGGTGTTTTAGCGATTATTGCACCTGTAAATGATAATAAAACTATTGAAGAACATATAAAAAAGGCTGTTCCAGAAGGTAAAACTTACTATATTGTTGATAGTTCTGAAATTCCTACAGATAGGAGCTTTAGAAACGCTTGGACTTATACACCTTAATAATCATGGGATTTAGCTTTGACATGGCGAAAGCCAAAGAAATTCATAGAACAAATATAAGAAGAGCAAGAACACCAAAACTTGCAGAACTTGATGTGGAATTTAACAAGGCATTAGAAGCTGGTTCAAGTACTACAGAAATAGTTGCAAAAAAACAAGCATTGAGAGATGCTCCAGCCGACTCTGCTATAGAATCTGCCTCTGATGATGCTGCACTAAAGGCTCAATGGAATACAAGCATCCTTGGTACGTCACCGTACAGTTAACACACATAGACATTTTAAATATCCACAGATATAATTACAGAAAAGAGATTATTTATGTCAAGTCCTAATCCATCAGAAGAGATTACAAAACTTGAAGAGGAGTTAAAAACTATTCAAGCAAACAGAAATCAAGCAATTCAAATTGCTAATAATTGTGAAGTAAGAACAATCCAAATACAGCAAGAAATAGAAACACATAAAAAATATTTACCAGAAAAAGCTATAAAAACAGAGCCAGCAGGTTTCACTAACAACTAATCATGGCTGATCCTACATACACAATCACTTGGGGTTTTCAATCTGCAACACCATTAGAGGCTGTTAATGGTGGCAGTGATGATGGTCTTGTAACTACTGTTCATTGGAATCTAACTTGTAATTCAAGTGATGGATTTACTGGTTACCACTATGATGCAATGGGTCTTGAGAAAGGTGATACTGTAACACCTTTAAAAGACTTAACAAAAGATCAAGTAATTGGCTGGATAAAAACAAAACTTGGTTCAGACGAAGTTTCAAAACTTGAAGCGTATGTTAAACAGCAATGTATAGATCAAAGAACACCAGCCAGTATCACAACCGCACCAAGTAGTTGGACATCTTAATGAAAAAATTAATTGCAACAATTTTTGCTATAGGTTTATTTCTTCCTGTAGTAGCTGAAGCTGGTGTTTCTTCAGAAGGTGTAAATAGACCAAAAAATAACTTTCCAGAAGGAAGGCCAAGGAAAAAGAAAAGATGTAAAGGTAGCGGAGGTGTAGTTGTATGCCGTTTGCCAAAACCTAGAAAACCTAAAAGATGTGGCATTATGCCTTGTATTCCTCCAGGATATTACAGACCAATGCCACCTAAAGTAATTCCTATGAAGCGGTTTTAGTATTTAGCTGACGTTGTAATACTCCTAAAGTTACATATAAAGGAGCTAAAGCCATAATTCCTGTGAAGGTTATAATAGTGACAGGTACTAATGCTTTTGCAAACGCATCTCTCATGTTAAATAAAATCTCATCTGTACTATCTATCTTATCCTTTATCATTAGCGTCACAACTATTGCTGCTGGATATGCAGGGTATCGTTACATTACAAGTCCACAGTTTGAAGCGATAATGATGGAAAAGGTTATGGAAGGTGTAAGTAAAATATTACCTAATCAAATAGAAAAGAAAATGCCTAAAGTAACTGGTCCAATGTTGCCTTTATGACAAAAATAGAACGCAGTCCTAGTCGTATAAGAACACGTTTTATAGCTGTCTTGGCATTGATAACATCAGGAATTACATTTGGATCGGGGTTTATGGTGTTTTTATACATGAAAAGTCCAGCGTTTGAAAATCAATTATTAGGACAGGTAATGAAACACATGGATTGGATTATCGCTGATGAGTTTGAAAAGCAGATAAGAAAACTAAAACCAAGACCTGTAGCAGATGCTAACGATCCAAATAAATGGTTTTGGGATTATATAGAGCAAAGAAATAAAGAGTATATAGAATGGGAAACAAAAGGTAAGTGGGAACAATGAACTGCTGGCACTGTAAAACTGAATTAATCTGGGGTGGTGATATTGATATAGATGAATCCATGCCAACTTATCCTGAGTATTCTGTAATGACTAACTTGTCATGCCCTAAGTGTTTTTCAGAAGTAGAGGTATTAAAGAAAAGAAATGCCTACGATTAATGGTATTTGGATTTTTTAAAAAACTAATAAAATATTACATTGATAAATTTATTGATTGGATGCGTATGGTTAAATTTGATATAGAATTAGAAACTCAAATAAAAAAATATCACAAAGATTGGCTAAGAGAAAATGTAAAAGAAAAACCTAAAGTAATAGAAAAAGGTACGTTTGGAGAAGATGGCTGGTCTATTTCTATTGGAGATATAGATGACGAAGATACCAAAAATTGAAATAAAAGAGGTTTACGTTCCAAAAATAAGATTATGGGAAGTGCAACCACCAATATTAGATGTCATTTATAAACCAGTTGTTGATATTCCAGGATGTGTTGATGCTCATAGAAATAATCTTACAGGACTTATTAATGAAGATGAATTAGGTACATATCAAGCTTGTGGTACGTTTAATATCCCTAGCTTTGAACCACTTGAATATAATCCTGCAAATTTTACATATACTGCACCTGCAAAACAAAAGGAACAAAAACAACAGCAATCTCCGCAACAAAAACCTCAGATAACACAGAAGAAAAAAGATGAAGAATTAGAAATACCACCTTGTCCTAGTAATAAAGAGCAAAAAATCGGGGATTTTCGTAACGATAAAAAGCTGGAACGTGTTATTGGCTATGAAAGAGGGCAAAATGGGATTGAATGTATCACTTTGTATGAAGACGTACCGTTCATCTCTCAATATATTCCAAGTTTTAAGCAGTTTACTGGGGTTTTTAGTCTTGCTCTGGTCGGCTGTTCTGCTCCGATCATTCTTAATTTAGTAAAACCAATAGTAAAAAATGTGATTAAGAAACTGACAAAGAAAAAAGAAACCAATTCTTAGTCGTGGAACTGGCAAGCGATTGATTTGAGATGAATCAAAGAGTGACAAATGGAGGTGAATGTCGGTAAATAGATGGACTATGAGTGGGATAGAGATGTATTGATGAAAATTGATCCGATCCGCACGGTTATCACCTCGCAGACGATTAAATCATAGAGGTGTTAAAAAGGTTTGACGTAAGACCTTAAACGATTGATTTGAGTTAATTTGAATCAAACGGAGTCAAATCGTAACGAGCCAAAAGAAATAGATCCGATTGACGAAGAGGTAAATTGTAAGGATGAGAGTGACATGGAACCACACTGCAATAATTTACACAGAAATAAAACGCATCGGTTTTCACCTCGCATACTTATTCAGTAATAGAGGTGTTAAGGACAGTTTTAATCGTAAACTGACAACGATTGTCTTGAGTCGAGGTTTTATGAGTCGAAAAAAAATGTAGCGAGTGGCAGTAATTTGAGTGGAATCGAGCTTAAAGAAATCGAGGTGTTAGGATTGGAGTTGCCAAGAGTGACATAGAGCAACATAACTATGAAAATGAGTCAAAAAGAAGCAAAAAGAGCAGGATTAATCATCTTGTCAACCTATTAAGTATCAAAGATGTTAAGAAGAGTTTGTCGTAGCACTCATAACGTAAGAGTCAAGCTGAAAAGAGATGAACGAAATCGAGCCAAGATGCCGTGAACCAAATTTAGACGCAGGGCAGTAAAGTGAATCAAGTTACTCCGAAAAGAAGTGAGGCGAATTATCATCTTTCAAGGCTATTAACCCAGAAGGATGTTGAGGAAAGTTTATCGTAAGACTTACAACGTTTGAAGTGAGGC